TTTTCAATAAGCCCCATATTCACTACAGTCCAATCGGCCTTGGATTCTTGCGAAGTTCAGCCAAAGCCGCCGCAGCGTTTTCACGCGCTGCACCTACTGGATTCTTCATGTATCCCTGTATATCCATCCGTGACATCACGGGTTGAGGAAAACCAGACGACACGGGCGTTGACGTTTCCTTCATCCACTTCCAGTAATCGGCAGCGGTTTCGTGATTCGCAATGCCCTTTTCGGTCATGATCTTCTCAATTTCTTTGATGTCATCTTCTGACTGTACCTTACCCGCTTCTTTCAGCGAGTTACGGCGTTTTGCCAGTTCCTCTTTGACTTCTTTCTGACGCAACTTAGCCTCTAGTTCCATAACGCGCTTCTCAGCGGCAGAAACTCGGGCATTAGTTGCCTCTTCCATCTCAATCTCGGGAACTGGAAGGTCGGGATGTACCTTCTTAGTCAGACGCAGAAAGTCTTTGCGCGTAGCTGGATCTTCCGACAAACGCTTAGAAAGCGCCGCCAGTTCACTAATTGCTTCTGGTGAATAGTTCTCTAAACTCATAATTAGCCCCTTATAAGTTCCACGTTACACCCTTCCGGATGTATCTTATGTTTTCCGATGTTACAGAAAAACGTCTTCCCAGTTCACTATTGGACAAGTTTGAACTACGAATAAACTCGACATCTTTTTGCGTTAGTTTGCTTTTACCGCACTTTTCTCCTCTTGCAGACCGTTTTTTATTAACCATGTCTTCAGAGTTTTCTTTATGCGATGCTAGCCAAAGATGATCTGGGTTGACGCACAAACGATTGTCACAAACATGAGCAACCACTTTGTCTTTCGGAATCTCTCCCTTGAACGCTTCATAAGAAACTCTATGGGCTGATGCCGATTTTCCGCGTTTTGTAGATTTGGAAATTCCATAACCTACGGACGTATAAGCGCCCATCCACACCCAACAACCAACTTCGGTTATTGGTTGCGAGTTCTTAAAGATGCGTTCTTGGTCAGTCATCATATGACTTTTTTGGTATCGCCGGGTTTGCTCATCGTCATCTGGTTACGCTTACCAGTCTTGGAAGCGTTGTCCAGACCACCCATGACAGCGAAGCGGGGGGTATTGACGATTTGACCATTCTGCTGCGAATTGTCGGTAGGGCGACGAGGTTGCAGCGCACCTTTTGGCTTAAACAGTTCCATGATTTCTCCTAGATGGGAAGAGGTGGTGCGGTTGTACCCGCAACAGGCGCTTGAGCAATTGCTCTCTGACCAGGCGTAGCGCCACCAGCCTGGGGGAGAGTTTGGATCAAATTCATAATCTCAGCAGGCATCAGTTCGCGGGTCTTAGCCTCACGCTCACCGAACTGCTTGGTAATGTCCATCACCACCTGCTCTAGCGTTTTGCCTTCTGGCGAGTCCATGCCAAAGACCCCTAGAGCCTGCTGGAGCATATCGAGTGCCATCATTATGTTAAGTTTGGCTTGCTCCTGATCGCCCTTCTTAGGTTCGGGAGTAGTCATAGGACTACCCATAGGAGCCGTAGTCTCTTCTTGCATAGAAGGGGGCGGCGTAGGCGTTTCAGAGTCCATGCCCTGATCGGCCTTAATCATGTCCATCATGTCTTTTGAACCAATTGCCATACTCGACTCCTATCTTGCGCTAACGGTAGATAACAAATATCTATCGTGTCAACCACAAAAAAGGGGCAAAATCACTTAGCCCCCTGTTTATTATCGCTTCATTCCTCGGGATTGATTAGTGCGTAGAGTAGCACCTCTTGGCTGACTACGGATGTAAGACATAGATGCAGGTTTGCTTTCAGAGGCGATGTCACGGCTGGTAGCGCGTGGTTGATCGCCAGTTTTAAGCATAGATCCAGAGTTCATTGCGCCTGAGTTTTGGTTCATTGCACGGCCCTCAATGGTGGTTGTGCGTTAGTGGGTGCCTCTGCCCCAGGAGGTGCTGCCGGTGGGCCTTCGGGGGCGGGCGGTGCTGCTGCCGCTTGTTGCTCTGCCTTCAGAATATCATCCAAGAGGATGTCTTTCATTGGCGGCTCAAGAAGTTCGACGAGGCGAGACTTGCTGATAGCGCCAGCATTGTAAAGGTTGAAGGTCAACTCTCTCAGATCTTCCATGAAGATTGGCGAGTTAGAGTGGGCATCGACCTTGACCACAAAATCGTTTGTGAATTGACTAGCAATAAACTTGTTGCCATCAGTATCTGTATAAACCGTATCATCGTACACCTGCATCATCTTGAGGTAGAGGGTAGCGATCTTCTCTAGGCTGTCCTCGACGATCAGCGCCCTGCGCTTGGCGCGGGAGGAACCCAATCGGGCAAGCTGACTGGCATGGCCTTGGGAACGAACGCCGGTTTCACCGCGTCCAGACAGTACAGAAGTGATGCCCGAGGCTTCTGCGAACATTGCGTCAATCTCAGCAATCTCACGGAAGATGTCGTTCGGGATATTTGGCGCAAATTCCTCGACTTTGGCGTTAGGCATATCGGTCGAAATAAAAGAACCAGCGCGATTGAGCGCAAAGTTCTTCTCATCGAGGATGCCTGTGAAGCCCATCATGGCTTTTGGCGGGGAAACCTGCTTATCCAGCAGTTCTAAGACCTGAGAAACGCGTTTATTTCGCATTTCTTGCAAGAAAATGAGCCTTTGGGTCTCAGATTGACCCCAATAATAGTCATATTGGGGGCTTGGGCAGACTTGCACAAAAGGTTGCTCACCTTCCAAGAAAAGGCTCTTAGAGGGGCGGTCATAGACCACAACACGGGGTTCTGCGATGGTTACGCAGCAATAATCGTTGATTTCATCGTCAAAAATCCACAATTCGTACATTTTGACGGTCGGTTCACCGATTCTGGGGATGTAATTCTGCGATCCAGCCAGATTCATCTGCACATTGCCGTAGATTGTGGGGTCAATGGCACTTGTAACGAGCCTTTCTACCCCTTCTGGGTAGTGTTTGACCTCTTGTTCAGCAAAAGACATGGCCTCTATGATCTCTTCACGCCTTGGATGGGCGTAAAGGCGGCTATAAAGCTCACTTCTGGTCATGTAATACTCTTGAATGACCGCTTCTTGCCTGTCTGTGTAGGGCGTATCCTCCCGCAGCACCCCAAAAACCTGTGGTTCAACCATGTAGGGGTGGATTCCATTGCGCCAGACCAGCTTTACAAAGGTCGAGTTGTAGCAAAGTGACCAGTTAAGCGCCTGGGCAAAGACTTGATCGGCATTTGAGTTCAGCCAATAGTCGTGCAGACCCTTGGTGAGCGCCGGAATCATCTTATGGAATGACTTTGGCTGCGATGCACCGATATTTATGGAGAATCTGGTGGTATCGGCTGAGTACATGAAGCTACTCAGTTGGTCGATATGCGGATAAATCTTGTTGTAGTGGGCCGGAGCCTCGTCTATCCCGCTACCAAAGAGGTAGTAGGAACGCAGAGTAGAGTACATGGCAGAACGCTCGTTCTTGGAGACCAAGCATTTCTCCATGATGTCTATGTAAAACTCTTGCCGTTGTAACGGCTCTTTAGGGATTCTCATTTTTGGATCTTCAAGTTTTCGTGATCGGCAATGTAGGAGCCAATCTTGGGGCCAGCAAGGTTTGCACCCGACTGCTTGACGGCTTGCATCCCTGATACTGCCTCACCGTTGATGGAATTGAGGTTATATCCACGGATGTCACCGGGCGAACCCCAACGCGGCGCAAAAGGATTGTTGGGTGTTGCGTAGCGCGGTGGCTGCGCCTCACCTTCCCTTGTCGATTTAATGTCACCCATCTTGAAGTCCAGTGCCAATTGGTTAAGGGTACGGTCATTATGCTTCGTACTATCGCTTTTTACACCAATTGGCTTCAAAAAGACAACACTTACGTCGGTACAACCTGCCGGACAGACCGCCTCACGGCCCTCAAAATAGCCGTGAACCGGGCATTTATAGTCATTGATTACGCTCATCATCGCCCCTTTTTCAATAGATTTTGTTTATTGAAGTCGTATTTATTGACGGGTTTGACCGTCAATCCAACCGTGCCATTGGCAAAGTTGATCTGGTAGCCGCGTCTAAGCGTCAGGCCAAAGTCTTTAGGCGGGTGGTAGTCCAGTTTCTTCCTACCGGCGATGTCTATTCGCATCCCTGCCTCCCCTTTTTCGAGGGCTAGTAGGGCGCGGGAGAGTTTTCTTTGGCTTAAATTCGTGATCGGAACCTCGTTTTTCTCGAAAAACATCTTCTTGAGGTTGCGATAGTCCACGCCAGCGAACTTGGCAAACATCTGTATGGAGAATCCACGCCGTCTTTGCGCCCTCATAGCGTCCATACGGGTGCGTAATTCTTCTATGGTGAGGACTTCTATCATTGGAATCCCAGTGCTTTGAGGTAGTTTCCGACCTGTTTTTGTACCTGCACTTGCCCAGGATGGTTAGATTCAGCGTCCTGCACCTCTTTTTTGTCTCGGGTCAAGCGCATCTGGATGAGTCTGGGCTGCACCTGCTCTGCATACGCCGCCGCAGCCAGTGCCGCAGCAATCACCCTATCGTCCTTTGACCTACCGGCGGCAGCAATCGTGCCACCGTCCCGCACAATGCCCTTCATCTCGTCAATACACTCTTCCGAGTAGATGTTGAGCATCCCGCGTTCAAAGTAGTCTTTAAGGTAGTTGAGCATCCTCTCCTTGCTAGAGTGAGTAGTTACCCACCCTATGCTGTTGGAGATGCCAAAGGAGTCGTTTCTTCTCCACATATAGTGGCTCATGTGCGCCAAGACGTTGTGCAGTTCTTTTGCCTGCTGCGGGGGCAGGGAGGTGGCTTGGCGCTTAAGGTTTCTGATCTCGTTGATAACGGCTTGGCCTGGGCCATTGACCTCAAGGTTGAGCGTAGAGTTCGTATAGGCACCGGCTAGGTAGCAGATCAGCCAAGCAAACTGGTAGGTATTGAGTTCGCTGGTCGCAAACTCGGCAACCTGATCCATACCGTCTGCGTAGCATCTAAAGACTTGCAGGCAGAAGCGGTCAGCCCAGTCTGAGGAGCCATAGGCCGGGTCTGCGCCTATGACGTAGTAGCCAGTAGCCACTGGCTCTTCCCAGATCTTAAGGGTACAGAGGCGCTCAGATGACTTAATTAATTGTGTGTCTTGGAAGTTGGCACCCATGCTGAACCGATAGGGGACAAATGCCTGCCGCTTAGCAACCTTCATCATGTCGGTACAACGTGCGGTAGAGAAGAAGGAACTACCCGTCATTACGAAGGCATAGTCTTCAGTGGGTGGAAACTCCTGATACATCAGGCCATCGTCTTTCAGACCTTCGTGCAGCTTCCAGCGCCACCATGCGATCTGTCTACTATTGACCTCGTAGTTGTAGATCTTGCGGATGTCTTTTGTCCACTCCTTTTCTTCTACGGATAACTTTCCGTCCCAATAGACTTTGTATACGTCTGAGTTTGGGTCAGCAGAGTAGAACTGGTTTCGCCACCAGCCGACGAAGATTGCCTTCTGGGTTCTCGCCCGTTTAGCGGTAGTCCACATATCGTGAAACATATTGAAGCCACGGGCGGTGGACTCAAACATATAGTAACGAAGGGGGTTATTCTCCGCTAAAGAGGCTAGTAGGGACGCCAAGCCTTCCTCATCGCCCCAGGAGGATGTTTCCGTGCCGTGGAGGAACGTGATGCCTTTACCGCGCCCTAGACCGCCTTTAGCGCGGGTACCTGCTACCTGATAGAAGAGGCGACTACGGTTCTTCAAGACCATTTGATTGCGGTTATGACTCATCAAAGGAATCTTGTATTCCTTTGGTAGTCCGTCCATGTACATGGCTAGGGTGCTACGGAACTGTTCTCGGTTCTCTTCTGTGTCTGTGGTGAGCGTACCCTGCATACCGGCATGGATAAAGTGCCAGTAGAGGTCTAGGGCTAGGCTGATGGTAGTAATCCCTAACTGTCTACCTTTCAGCACGACAAAGAAGTGCTTGTCTTCAGCCAAGCCTCTGGCAACCTCATCCATGACGTAGGTCTGCGTACCGAGCAGTTGCTGCCCGAGTATCCGCATACCCTGCTCTTTGGTTTCTATCTTTAGGTGCTTACAGAAAAGATAGAACTTCTGACGGTCAAAGTTCATTTGCCAAACTTATAAGTAACCTCATTAGCCCAGGGGCGGGCAGGATTCAACTCAATCATGCGCTGGCTTAGTACCTTAAAGTTATTGCCAGGCATATTGCCTAAACCGTCTTTAGAGAGCCTGTAGTTCATCGTAGCCTTACCCGTACAACCACCCTTGAACTTCGCCTCTACGATGGCTCTAAGCACAACCCTGTCCATCCACTTCTGGTGCTGCCAAAATGGTGCCATCTTCTGAGCAATGTCCGTCCTCAAGGCTAGGCAAGAAGTATCTACATGGTATTGGCCTGCATGGTTCTTCAGTAAACCCAAGGACTCACACTCATCCGCGCAGGCAAAGGAACCGTCATCCTCAACGATGTTGCGTAGCGAGCAAGTCCAGTCTAGGTTATGCCTCTCCATGAGGCCCACCACTGTCTCAACATGGTCTTCCTCATACCAGTTGTCATCGTCTAGGAAGAGGATTACGTCTTCGGTAATCATGTAAGAGGCCATCGCATTGATACGGGAGCAGGTATACATATTCTTCCCGGTATTGTTTGGCAGGGGAATGATTGTCGTGTTCTCAGCCAGATTAGATTGTTCTATGACGTTCCAAGCCCTCTTTGTTACCTCTGGGCCGTCTATGAAAATGTAATGCCTAGCCGGTCTAGTTTGGCAAGCCACACTCTCTATGGCCTCCATAAGGCAGTCTCTGCCGATGGTACTGGTCACTACAGCGGGTAAGAGTCTCATGACAGCACCCCATACTGCGTAACCCGTCTAGGAGCGTCTATACGGTCTTTAGGATTGAGGTATATGACCTTTCTCTTCTTAATCTTCTGGGACTTCTCTGCCAAGTCTCTATTGGTTTCCGTGAAGACATCTACTTCTTCGTAGTCCTTATACGGTTTCTGCTTGGCAGGCACTCCGCAACCTGGGCAGAACCTTTCCACCTGAGACCTCATCTGTAAGAGATGCTTCTTCCACCAGCCATCCTCTATGGGATAGCCATAGTCTGTACCCCTAGCTAAGTCGAATGATGCTGCCACCTCGCAGAAGTAGTACCTGAGTTCACCCTTGTTCTGCACAATGGATGCCGACCATTCCCGGTTGATGTCACATTGGCTGATCTTCATCCACATTTCTGGCTCTGGATAGAGATCTTTAACAGCGGTCAGCAGGGGCGCATGGTCTGCGTGTTCCACATAGTTCCAGACAATGTTCTCCTCATCGTCTGCCTTCATCTTTTCAGCCAAATCCGTCAGCTGCTCTCCCGCCTTCTTCTCTCCATGCGCGTTTAGGTTGTAAACCCCAAACGTCTCCTCAATCACCTTCCTGTGCTTGAAGTAATTATTCGTCCACAAACCCCTCTGCTGCTTACAGGGCACCTCTTCTCGGAAGATTTCACACAACTCCTCAAAGTTTCTGTGCATACAGGGATTGCCACCAATCATCGCCACAATCCCTCGATACCCCCGCAGGCTCCGTAGAGCCGTCCTAAAGTTCTCAGGAGTCATCTCCCAGAACCCTTCTTGGTTCTCCAAGAGTCTTGTGCAGTTAGAACAGGCCAGATCACACTTATTGGTCACATCCACGCAAATAATCCCCATCTGATGGGGACTTCTCATCGTATACATCGCATATTCAGCATTCATATCCACCCCCTCGCCTTCATCTCTATCGTCAATTCCTTCAACACCCGCTGAAAGAAATCCCAGTTCTGATGATCCCTATCCATCCTCTTATAAAACCAATACGACTCCTTGCAATACTGCTCCCCAATCTTCAAAGCAGTCTCCACCACTTGCCTGACCTGCCAGTCCAACCCACCAACCTTCAACTTACCCTCCACACCCTAATACCCTCCCCCTCCTTACGGCAAACATATACACGCCCTAACCTCCTACCCTTTACCCTGTTGTAGTTACATAACAAGTTCATGTTCCCATCTGGCACATAGAAACTCTCTCCCACCTGCATTAACTCATACGGGTACTCATGCTTCACCCTCACCCTCGGTAACTCTATCCCTCTCTCAATCTCATACATAACACTTCCCTCCTTTGAACGTAGTGTAGATCAAAAAGGGAAATACCCGTTTTCTTTTGGGGCGGGGAACCAAATAGGGCGCGCAAACCGAGGGGGTGCCTGCCCAATCGAAGTACCACACACACAGACAAAATATCCGACCAAATGACGCCCTTCCCAGAAGGCCTCTGTAGCGGCCTAGGAGACGATGACGCATCTCCAGGTTACCTACCCCTTCCCTGCCCCAAGAGAAGCCCAAGAATAGGCCTCTGTCTACAGGGCGCGGGGTGTACAAATATCCATGCTTCTATCCCTCTGCTGCAATGCGTCTTACTATATAAGCGTAGAGTTACACCTATATATAGGTAGGTTCTCCGTATATAGGAAGAACCTATGACGATTGTCTGGCGATTAAAAAATATTCGTACATAAATTGAACCTCTCTGCGTTAATATTCTCTACGTATATAGTAGTAACATCCTAGTCACTTACATAAGGGGAACATGATGAAGACAGCTTTCAATGAATTGTCCTGGATTGCGGTTTCTCGCAATCGTTCTAACGTCGAACAACTTTCAGAGGATAGTGGCTTGTGCCCTTACACTCTCATCGATGGTGAGTTCAAGCCCTCCGATGGACACTATGAGGTGTTCGATTACCTCTATCACTCCGTAGGGCTTCGCAATGATTGCGACGATAAGGGACTTCTTGAAGATGCTTTGGTTGACTTCTTGGATGCCGTTTCTTCCTACATGAACTCGGGAAGCTATGAAGTTTCTGCATTCACCTTCAAGCCTGAGCATGGAGGTGCAACCTATTTCCTGAAGCGTTACACCCAAGAGGAAGCGGAGGCCATATGAACGACGATACTCAAACCCTCATCGAGGCTATCCGTGATCTTTTAGCCGACCCGGATTGCGAAATCCACTACGAAAGGGCGCTTATTCTTCAGCAGACGATTGCCGAGATTGAGGCCACGGCATTGAACGGGGGAACCCTCCCGGATACTTAATGTTACTAGCAGGGTTCAACCTGTAGCCCCTCGTTGAGGGGCTGCGGGGTGCGTCTTGCACCATTTCCTAACCTAATAAGGGGTACAAACATGATTGCAATCCAAACCAAATACATTTGCCCGAGCAATACAAAAAGCGGGAGGATCAAGGCATGGACATGTAACGGCCACAGCGTCACCATTTCGTTTCCTCACGAATACAGCCTTGAGCAATGCCATTTCCAAGCTGTTAAAGCTCTGGCGGCAAAGTACAAAGTTGATTGGGATCTATCTAATATGCGTTATGGCGGGACAAAAGACGGTTATGTATTTTGCTTTGCCCATTCAACTGTGGAGGCATAACCATGACGAACCACAATAAATACCGGGTCGCCTGTTTTTGGAATGATTGGCCCTTTGGTACTGATAACACCATTGTCGCTAGTGCTGCGACATTAAAAGGCTGTCTGTCCGAATACAGAAGGTTCGTTAAGAGATGCGAACTAATGAAGATCAAGCCTAAGCACACAATTCTCTATTGTGACGGCAATAAACTCGACATCAAACTGATAGAGGCTAGCCATGCATAAGATCAAGCGCAGTATCGAATCAGGCGAAGGCGTGTTCTTCTGGCTCTCGGTCGTAATCGGCGGGATGGGTTTCTATGCCGTCTTATGGTTACTCTTAGCCATTGCCGTCATGGTGGAGTGAAAACCCGTCTATGAACCCTCTAGGCCGCTATATGCGGCCTTTTCTTTTCATAGGACAGCCAATAAGCCCCATATAAGCCCCATAGAGACGATTCTAGGCATTGGGTAAGGGTAAGGTATACCTGAGACCCTAGAGACCCTCATAGACGATTCTATGAGGTCTACCCTATGCGTTCGCATTGCCACGGCATTGCGTCATCCATGCGTCTGCATTGATCTATGGTCTGTAGTGAATCCTGGCCTATCCTATCTGGTATAGAAAAATAGGTTTTACGCGCGCCTATACGGATTGGATAGCGCATGGTCATTGCATTGGATAGCGCTAGATCAGACCGGGTGGGTCACCCTGGACATTTGCACCAAGAGTACGGGCTATTTATAGTGGCCTCGCCCACTACCAGAGTGACCCATACCCATCTTACCCGCAGGCTGGCAGATGACCCAAGCTGCCCAAACGGTTGCCCCATCGTCCACAAAGTTATCCACAGACGCTATATAGATATTTTTTCTTACTATGTTTTTTTTAAGAGTACTAAGCGTATATAGGAAGTACCGAAGCATATACGGAGAACAGTAGTATCTACGCAGAACAGACGTATAGTAGAGTACTACTATATATATAAGAGTACTCTACGATATACGAAGAACCTACCTATATACGACCCCTAGACGCTCTGTTGTCCACAAAGTTATCCCAAGTTATACAGAGTTATCCACATAGTTATCCACAGGCTATAGGTATCAGATTTCGATAGTTATAAAGCAATGAACTAGTCTATATCTGTGCTAGTCTGATGACTGTAAACGATGAAGTGGTAACTGTTAACTTAATCGAGGGGCATATGAAGGTCGATCTCAGCATCAAGCAATGGAAGGACGCGCAAGGGAACTGGTCGTATGTACGGCATCCCGAGACTACCTATGTCGATACCAGGACTATCAACTACAGTCGTTATCAGAACGATGTATTCATCGTTGATGCCCATGTAGACCCGGACGAGAGACTGAGGTTTAAGTACCGTAGAGAGGGCCAGGAGACGGCATTGAAGGCTAATCTGAGGCTGGAGTTCAGGGGCGGGCAGCTAGTCAATGCCCAGGTTATAGGGAAGAAGCCTACAGTACCAATGACTACGATGGCAGACTGATATGAGCATCTCAGCAATGAAGCAAGCATTGGAGGCGTTAGACTTGATAGACAAGGACATTGCGTGGCAATACAAATCGCCAACCAGGAAGTTCTGCAATCAAGCCGCACACTTTCTACGCCAAGCCATAGAGCAGGCAGAGAAGCAAGAAGGGTGGGTATTGCGTGAGGTTTACTTTTCAGAAGGTGAGCCAATATGCCATCGTGAACCACAACCTGTGGCGTGGTGGGACCCAAAACTTGGTGTCTTTGATGAAAAACACTTCGACCAGTTGCAGCCACTTTTCACCGCACCATCAAAGAAAGAATGGATTGGGCTGACCGCAGATGAAATCTGGAAATGTAACAAAGCCGAGGCTGGGAGTGCTGTGGAGTTTCACATTTGCTCTGCACACCAGAACGTGCTGGATTTTGCGGAAGCCATCGAAGCCCGATTAAAGAGAAAGAACGCCAATGATTAAGACATGGCAACAACGTTGTGAAGAACACCCAGGCCATGAGGGCATAGTGACTGAGCAGATGATTCGTGAACGGATGCAAGAGGAGATTGACGCACTACGCCAAGCCATCGAGCAGGCAGAGAAGCAAGAGCCTGTGATCGGCACAAAGACTTGGTTTGAAGATGGGAAGGTGGTCACTCAGCACCTTCATCCGTCAGACATTTACGCCAGCGACATATCGCAAGAACGTGTCGATGAAACGGCGAAAGGTAAACATGGGTGGGCCATGCAAAAAATGGTTGAGGAAAACGAAAGGTTAGGTTTGTATAACGAGCCTGTGGCGTGGATCAGGAAAGAGGAACTGGCCTATATGTCAGCAGCTATTGGGCAGGGCATCTTTGAGTGGAAAACGAATCTCGGTCTCAAGCCTCAGGCTGGTGATGTTCCTCTCTACACCGCACCGCAAAAGAAAGAATGGGTTGGGCTGACACAAGCAGAGTTTGACCAAGCGGTTGGTGGGTTGGAGAATTTAGAAGACTGCTGGCACGCAATTGAAGCCAAACTAAAGGAAAAGAATTGTCCGAGCGCAGACTAATCACTAGACGGCAGGCAGAGGCTATGAGTCACCTAGCAGCCGGTCTCAAACGGGAGAGAGTAGCCGAATTGATGGGCATCAGCACATGGACACTTGCTAGCCATATACGCCATGTCTACATCAAGTGGCACGTTCATAAACTGAAAGAGGCTATAGCCGTATGGGAGGACGAGCAATGGAAATACAAGTAACTGGAGAGTCATTCTGGTCGGGATGCGCTCTGGGCGCTCTAATGACCCTTCTGACGGTCTTGGCAGCAGACAAGGTACTTAGTACGCCACAGAGCCTACAAACCAGTCTGAGCCTTCCTAGAGACATTGTTGGGGCATATAACCTAGGTATCAGAGATGCCCTGAAGACGAACCCTGCCTCTTGGCAGCTAGAAGAAACTTGTTTGGAAGTATGGTCAAACAAGCAGAAGTAGTGTATAGTGGTACTGTTGTATTCATTCATTTAGCCTAATCATTAAGGGGAATATCATGCAAGACCAAGCACCTGAGAAGTGGAGTAAGGGGGCCATTCGCGCCCGTCTGGATTCACTCTTCCCGCATCTGGAAGACAGAGATCTTTATCTGCTCACCACAACCGCCTATGTAATGTACATCGACGGTCGCATCGAGGGCATTGAATCGGCAAGCAAGATTTGGCAGGACGCTCACAACTCTTCCAAGGAGGTGAGCCATGTCTGATTTCAGCCCAGAGGTACGCAACAAAGCCCTATGGTCTAACGATGCCCGTAGGTTCGTTGAGGGCAGAGGCGGTGAGGTGTATGCCGAGAAAATAGGGGCTAAAGGTCAAGACGATCTGAGCCAGGTGGAAGCCGTGCAGATGGGCCTAGTCATGCAGGAACCCATCATGCGGGAGTATGCGCGTAGGAACCAGATCGAGTTCAAGGACGCTGACTATGCTCTTTACCATCCCAAGCATAACTACCTTGCTAGCCATTTTGACTACATCAGCGCCGATGGGCGTACCTTGTACGAGGTCAAAAACCTAGGCATCCATCAGCGTAAGAAGTATGGGGACAACGGTACAGATCAGGTAGATCTAGGCTACCGGGTGCAATGCCTACATGAAGCCACAGTCCACCAGATTGAGTCTGTAGTGCTGGTCGTATGTTTTGGCGGTCAGGAGATTGTGGGCTACCCGCAGACCTTCGGCGCTGACCTACAGGACATCCATGCCCGAGAGATGGCAGAGTTCTGGGGCCGTATCCAAGCCCGTACCTTTGACCCTGAGACGATGGGAGACGCAGCACGGTTAGTCTACAAGGTGGACAACGGAAGCAACCTAATCGCTACCCAGAGCCTTGAGCAAGCCTGTCAGGTACTCAAGGTACTCAAGGAGCAGATAAAGGCGCTGGAGAACCAAGAACACGACCTAGTGAGCAAAATCCAGGGCTACATGATGGAGTCCAGCCAGCTTGTCTCAGTAGATGGCAATGTCTTGGCTACTTGGAAGGCTAGTAAGGCATCCAAGAAGTTCAATGCCGAACTGTTCAAGAGCAGTATGCCTGACATCTATGAGAAGTTCGTCATGGAACAGCCCGGTTCCCGCCGGTTCCTACTGAAATAAGGAGCAATCATGAGCAACGTGAGAACGATTAATCCCACGACAGGGACGGTTGTGCTGAAAGAGGAACTTGACCCCAAGGTCATTGAGAGCATCGTCATCAACGGCGATCTGAGCAAACTACAGCCGCCTCAGAAGGTGGCTTATTACAACTACAGGTGCCAGAACGCAGGGCTAGATCCTGCTGCCAAACCCTTTGACCTACTCAAACTAAACGGTAAGGAAGTCCTCTATGCCAATGCCTCGGCAACCCAACAACTCTGTGCCATCCACCGACTGTCTACTCAGATTACTCACCGGGAACGGGTCGATGACATATACCTTGTCTCGTGTCGAGTTACAGGCGCTGATGGACGCGTTAGTGAAAATCAAGGTGCAGTCAGCATCGCAGGCGCAAGAGGTGATGCACTTGCTAATGCCATCCTTAAAGCGACAACTAAAGCCATCCGCAGGGCAGTCCTCTCCCACTGTGGACTCGGTATGCTCGACGAAACCGAAGTCGAAGCCATCCCCGGAGCCAGGGCCGAACCCTTGGTCATTCCTGACACCCCCAGAGGAGATAACCCACAAGATTCCCAAGGGGTTCAAACCATCCAACAGGGCGAAGGTATCGTTCTGATGATCCCAGGGATGCAGGAGGCGTATAGCCGCCATGCCAATAATGAGGAATGGGTAGATGCCTACCTGACAATGGTAGACAAGATTGCTGACTCCAAGAAGTTCACCCCAGGCGATAAGTTACTCAAGCTAGAAGGTCTGGAGAAGGAAAACAGTTTCATCATTGGCACCATCTCCCAGGAGTCCAAAGCCCTCTACGAGGTTCTCAGTTCGGCAATAGGCAGGGCCAAACTAGCGATCAACGACCTAGCAAAAAAGAACCAGAGCCAGTCGGAGGACTCCCTTTGACGCAGAGCAACATGATCCTTAAATTTTTGGAGGCGGGGAACACTCTGACTCCAATGGAAGCCTTGTCAATGATGGGCGTGTTCAGGCTGGCGGCACGGATTGATGAGTTGCGGAAAAAGGGTCACAACATTCTTACAGAAGAAGTAAGCCAAAACGGGAAGACATTTGCCCGTTATCACCTAGCGAAAGGAAAGTAGATGGCATACGACCAAGAACGTAAACCGGGGTCAGGAGTTCTATTCACCAACGCCAAGAA